CTTAAAAGTTAAAGAGATTAATAGAGAAAATTGTAGTAGAATAAAATATGAAAAAGTATTATCGTATTGAAAAGTAGCAGATTTAAATCCTCGGTTTGATGAGGGAATCTTTATAAATAATAAAGTAAATACTCAGTTTCAAAATAAATTTGATTTTGAATGTAATAAATGCAACGAAATAATTTCGGTTATGTTAGGAGGAGGATATTTACCTACTTGCAAATGTTCGAATTATGTTGGTTATTCTTTAATAGAAGAGGAAGTAGTACGATTTTTATATGAATATTTTGGAGAGGATGAGGTCAAATTAAATAGGAGGGATATTTTACCTAATAGACAGGAAATTGATATTGTCATTCCATCTCTTAATCTAGCTATTGAAATTAACGGAATATATTGGCATTCAGAATCTATGGGGAAATATCGTGATTATCATTTATATAAAACGATTAAATGTGAGGAAAAAGGTATATCGCTAATTCATATATTAGACCATGAGTGGTTGTTTAAGAAACCGATTATTGAGTCAATTATTCGTAATAGAATTATGAAGAACAATAATCGATTATATGCTAGGAAGGGTGTTATTAGAGAAATAAAGGACACAACATTAGTTAGAGAATTTCTAGATAAAAATCATGTACAAGGTTATACACATGCTTCTTGTAATTTAGGTTTATTTATTAATGATGAATTGGTTTCATTAATGACATTTGGTAAAAATAGATTTAAAAAGAATTCTGGGGAGATTGAGTTAGTAAGATTTTGTAATTTACTTAATACTAATGTTATAGGGGCTTCATCTAAATTATTTAAATACTATGAGAGGCATTTTAATAATGAAAATAATGATATAATTAGTTTTTCAGATAGAAGATTTTTTGATGGGAATTCATATAAGATTTTAGGTTTTGAGGTTGATTCCATATCTAAACCATCTTATATATATTGGAAAAACAATAATATTAAGGGGAGAATGTCTTGTCAAAAACATAAGTTACATAATTTTTTAGAAGAATTTGATTCTAATTTAACAGAGTATCAAAATATGTTAAATAATGGTTGGAGGAGAGTTTGGGATTGTGGTAATATAAAATGGAGAAAAAAAGGGAACTAATTGTTCCCTTCTATTGGTATCCTTTATTTTACTCATATTTTATTTTATGATGGGAACTCTGCTCCTGTTGGTAAGAGGTTGAAATCTAAATATATGAACTCAGCTGTTCTAGTTGGTTGAAGATATATTTGTCCAATTAATTGGTTTCTATCTATTACATCTGGAGTGTTATTTGAATCATCCATAATTACTTTAAATGCATATACACCTTGTCTTTGTTGTATTGATTCTAAGTATGGATTTACTTCGGCTAAGAAATTATTTCTTGTAGCAATTGTATTTTATTCAAATACTAAGTTATCTGCAACTTGTGTAATGTATGATTTTAATTCAATTAACAATCTTCTAACATTAATTCTGTCTAAAGCACTTGCTTTTTTCTGTAATGTTTTCTGACCCATAATTACTACACCAACTCTTGGTTGGGTTGCAATTGGATTAATTTTAGATTGGTATAAAGCATCCTTATCTCCACTTGATAATTTTCTCTCAGCTCTAATTACTGTAGATAAACCACCTCTGTTTAAACCTGCAGGTGCAAACCAAGGCTCTCCTGATGTATCTGTAAATGCAAATACTCCTGGGATCATTGTTGATGATGGTACCCAAACTTGTCTTCCTGAGGTTGGATCTAATGTTTGAACCCAAGGCCAATAGGTAGCTCCGTAAGATGAATCAATACCGGCTGCTTGTGTTTTTACTGCAGTTAGTGTTGAACCATATTTTACCATATCTACTACAGCAATATTATCACCTCTAAATCTTGCATTGTCAATTAATGCTGTAACAGGAGCTGAGTAATCTGCTTTGTATAATCCTGGTGCTGTAATTACATTGTATTTAAACTCGTCTTTATTTGCAAGTAAATTAATAGCTACTGTATAATCAGCTGCTGATAATCCTTGTACATTTGTACTGTCTATCTCATTGTAAAATGTAGCTTCAACTCCATCAAAATCAGTTCCTACTGCTCCACCAAATGTTCCTGATGCTGCTGTTGGGATAGAAGATGTGAATTCTGATTTTGCATTTCCTGCATTGTCAAAATAATTTAATGTTGGAGTATCTACTGATTTTACTCTAATATATCTACTTGCATTTGCGTATGAACCAGAATTTTGGATGTAATATGAAGTACCATCTGTTCTTACATTTTCTTTTTGGTCTCCAATTACTCTAGCTATATAGTTAGATGAATTTGGATCCAATGATAAATCAGACCATGTTTCTAGGACAGATTTTGATGTTGTAATATCATCTCCTCTTCTTACTAGTAAACTAAATGTTCCTGAAGATGTATCAGGGGAAATAATTTCCCATCTAATATTATCGGCAGTACCATTTGATAATTCTCCACTTGCACCTTCTGTTCCTGTACTGTTAGCTATTACTCCTTCATTTATTGTTTCTAATGAAAAGGATGCTGAGGTATCAGAATTGGCGATTAAAGAACTAGTTGCAGATGTATATGAACCACTAGTTACTCTAGTTACTAGCAATGTATTCCCACCTTGTTGGAAATAATTATATGCTGAAATAGATGTAAAGTAAGTGTAAGTATTACTACCACTAATTACTGAAGAACCGAATTTATTTACATAGTCACTCCACGAGGTAACTATAGTTGGTATTTCAACTCTACCTTTTGCAGTTGGGCCTATAAGAGCAGCACCTGCTTGGATTGGTTGAGCTGTGATGAAGGTATTATCATTTTCTCTTGCTAATACACCAGGGGATAAAAGAATTTCACTCATTGTTTATAATTGTTTTTATTTTGTATATAAATATGGGTGGGGGGTATTAAAGTTGTTTAGTCCTTTATAAATTCTCCTGTTTCTAGATTAATAACTCCTTGACCATATTTTTTTTCTAACTCTACTGCCGATTTAGATTGTTCTTCCTCCAATAGGTTTAGGGAGGACATGGTTTCCTGTTTTTGGGTTGTTAGAACATTAAGGTTGAATTCTATACTACCTAATTGATGTAATAAATTGATTTGATTTTGTTCAAATCTTTTTAGAGATGTAATCTCGTCTTGTGTTAATTTTTGGTTTTCCATAACTTTATATTTTATTTGTATCTATATTTTAATGCTTTGTAATTTTGTTTTACTTCTTCTGCTGTTAGTGGTATATTATAGTATTTAACATTTGATATGTCACCATCCCAAAGTCTTATATTGCCAGTACCACTGGAATTTTGGCACCCTATTCTAACATTGTCAATTTCTGGTATGTTATTAATCCAAAAACTTTTATCTATAAATGAATCAAAACCTTGTGATATATATTCTCCATCTACATATAATTTAGGTTCACCATCATCTTGTGATAATACTAAATTAATCCATTCATTATCATTAAAAACCTTGTTAGTAGTGGTTAGACTCCATATAATATTTTGTGCTGTATTTTTTGTGTAGCCTCTTAGTTTTCCATTGTTTAATAATCCAATAAGAATTGTTTGGGAAGCACTTGTATCACTAAACGACATGATTGGCTTTATAAAATCAGTGGGGGTAGAATCATTTGTTTTAACCCAAACCTCTATTGTTCCTTGTGTGTTATTTTGTATGAGGGGTAATAATGGTGTTCCATCAACATAGTCATCAATCCCATCAAATGTCCAAGATTTCCCATCAAATCCAACACCATTGATTAAATCAATTGTTTTTGGAACACGTTCTTGTTCTGTTAAACTATTTAATGAATCTATTATTGATGTTGAACCACTCGTGTTTAAATCGTAGTATTGTATTTTATCTAATGTTTGATTACTAAAGTAAAATTTATCACTACTACTATTAGTAGCAAAACTTCTCATATCATCTGTTGAAGTTAATTCTGTTGTAACTTCCCATGCAGAACCATTCCAAAACAATTTTCTAATATAAAATCTATTAGAACCATAAGGACTACCCCATGCCGAGCCCCATACATTAAAAAAGTAAAATATAGGTTCGCCATTTAACGTACCACCTCTATACATATTAGGGGATTGGGATGATAATTTACACAAGGTATTAACACCCAATATACCATCTGTATCACCATACCCACTACAATTATTACCAGCAATTAGTGTAAAAGACCAATCATTAACATTTGTATATGTTGAACCTGTAAATAACATTTCAACTATAGATGCTTGTCGGTTATTGTTAGTTACTATAAGTAAAGCATTGTATAAATATTCTACCGCTACTTACTGATGTAACACCAACAACAAATTTATTAGGCCTTGCTACGTAGGGTGTAATTCCGGAGGTGAAATCAAATTCAGCATAATCACTTCCGTTCCATTGATGTAATGTTAACCACTCAGTTGAAGCGTTGTTATTAGAACTACCAATCCATATATCCGACCTACCATTAGTTGAATTAAATAAATCGACACCCATTACACCATGTCTTCTGTTTGATAAATTTTTGGTGAAAGTATTTGACCAAGTATTATTCCCTTGATATTCGTATCTTTTAAAATAAGGAGTGGATGGATTTGTATTAGAACTACCACCACCATATACAACAGGTAAACCATTAACAAACTCTGTTGTATCAAATTAACAACACACCAACATAAAAACAATCAGAACTAAATTTATAACTTGTGTCTGTGGATAGGTCATAAATACTCTGTCTTGCATTCCTATCATCCGATAGAAATAGTAAGTTTTGGTAAATATCGGTTGCGTAAGTAAGGGGCCCAACCCATGATAAATCATATTTACCGAAGCTTGTTGGGGTTAAAGTATTTGTAGTAGTACTTCCACTAATGTAAGATTTTCTATTAAT